TAAAATGGGATATTTTGGAAAAGCTTTAGCAATATCTGGATCAGCTACCATTGATGGAATTCCTGCATGGGAATTTATGAATCAAACTGGAACTCTTGGTACATATTTAGCGGGTTCTGCTATTTATGTTGGTGACAGTACTGGTGCTCAAACAGCAGTTGTTATTGTAGCCGGAACACTAGGTGCTCAAAACACAGTAGTTAGTTTAAGTCTAAATGATGGAGGCACTGGTTATACAGGTGCAGTAGGAGTTGCTACAACAACTGATGGTAATGGTTCGGGTTTAACAGTTACTACTGTAGTAGGAGGTGGTGCACCAGGTCCAATAACAGCAGGAACTATAGTAGCCGCAGGAACAGGTTATAAATTAAACGATACTATAACTATTAGCGGTGGGGGTGGTAATGCTACTTTCAACGTAGATGATGTAAGAAGTTTATTACCAGTAGCTGGTGATGCAGTAACATTCGACGATGTACAAGCTGGAAGCGTACTACCTGTATACGTAGATTACGTATTAAACACTAGTACAGCAGGCGGTTTTATAGCAATGAGAAACGAAACGTAAATTACTTTTTTACGTGTAACTATATAAATAGAATATTAATCAAATTAAATTAAAATTATGACAAAAAAAGAAGAAAAAGCAGTAAATAAAATTACTGATGAACAATTATCAAATGTAACTACTAAACAAGCTCAAATTAATGATGCTTTACATCGTATTGGAGTATTAGAAGTACAGAAAGAAGGAGTTAAACGTGTATTTGAAGGTTTTTCAAAAGAAATGGAAGACTTGAAAAAGGAATTAGAAGAAGAATACGGCCCGGTAAATATAAACCTACAAACAGGTGAATATACTCCAATAGAAAAAGAAGAAGAAGAAGAAGAAGAAAAAAAGGGTGACAAATAATATTAGAAAGATCAGTATTGGATCTGATTATAAAAATGACGCTATGCACTATGCTTTAGGGCAACAAGTGTATGGCGGTCATATTATTTCTCATATTTTATTTGAAGAGGCTGATAATTCTTATAATATTTATATTAAAAAAAACAACGAAGTATTACCATGGAAAAAATTTAATTCTCATATGGCAATATCAGTTGAATATGATTTAGAATATTAATGAAAAGTTTATATGATTTTATTATAGAACCTTTAGGTGATAAATATAAAAATGAAATCCAAGTAGGTGATAAAAAAGTAGTCGTTAATACTCAAATTGAATCTTGGAAATTTGTTAATAGATTAGCAAAAGTAGTTAAAACTCCTTTAGCTTTTAAAACCAAAATAAAAAAAGGTGATATTGTAATAGTACATCAAAATATTTTTAGAACTTTTTATGATATGCGTGGAGAGAAGAAAAAAAGTAGATCATGGTTTAAAAATGATTTATATTTTTGTTCATTAGACCAAGTATATTTATATAAAAATTCTACTGGTTGGCATACTTTTGGTGATAGATGCTTTATTCAACCAATAAAAGATACTAATTCTCTAACATTAAATAAAGAACGTTCCTTAATAGGTATATTAAAATATGGTAATAGTTCTTTAGAAGCGCTAGAAATCAACGAGGGAGACTTAGTTGGTTATACTCCTAACGGAGAATGGGAATTTTTAATTAATAAACAGCGCTTATATTGTATGAAATCAAATGATATTGTTATAAAGTATGAACACCAAGGAAACGAAGAAAAATATAATCCAAGCTGGGCATAAAGCTGTCGAAGAACTTATTAAGGTTGCTAAAGAAGCTATTGTTGATTCTGATACTGATATTTCTGCAGATAGACTTAAAAATGCTGCAGCTACTAAAAAATTAGCAATATTTGATGCTTTTGAAATATTAAATAGAATTGAAGAAGAAAAAAATTTATTAGAAAATAAACCTAAAATAGAAGAAAAAAAAGAAACTAAATTTAAAGGTTTTGCTGAAAATCGATCAAAATGAGTTACCCCAGGGATTTTTACTTTCAAGCCTCCAGTGGAGAGATTAGAGGACTACAGGCTGTAAATAAATTTGGAAGTAACCCTGATGTTGATATAGCAAGTACTCCGGAAACTATTTGGAGTTCTGGTGGATTATATACGTTTCCTGCTTCAGGCGGGTCTATATCAGTAGTTAGTAGTAGTGCTAATGATACTGCTGCTGGAACTGGCGCTAGAACTATAGTAGTTGAAGGAGTTGATGAAAATTATATAGAAATAACTGAAACATTTACAATGAATGGTGTAGCTCCAGTTATTAGTTCAAGAAATACTTGGTTTAGAGCATATAGAGCATATGTCGCAAGTGCTGGAACAGGTGAAGTAAATGCTGGTGAAACAACTATAACCCTTGGGGCTATAACATTAGCAACTATACCAGTTGATTTAGGTCAAACACAGATGGCTGTTTTTACAATTCCACAAGATAAAAAAGGATATATAATGTCTGTAACAGGTTCTATATTAAGAACTGGAACTAATAGATCTTCTAATATAGGTTTATATTGTAGAGGAAATGGAGTTAAAAGATTAAGATATGAATTTACCGTTGAAACAACAGGAGCAACTACATTTACTAAACACTTTAAATCACCAATAGTAATTGATGAAAAAACAGATATATATTTAAATGCCGTAGATGTAAGTAGTAATAATACTATTGTATTTGGAAGTTTTACAGTTCTTGTTCAATAAAATTTAATTTAAAATGTACAATCAAAATTTATATAAAATTTTAGATAATTATATTAAACCTAAAATTCTTAAAAGAAATAATAGGTATAAAAAGTGGGAGTATGGTTATAATGAAGATCATGATATTATTATTATAAGTAAAACAGGGGAAATTGGTGAAATATATGAGATACAAAATCTTAAAATAGCTTTACCTAAAGAAGAAAGAGTTCATAAATTTGAAAATGATAGATGGACTAAAACTGAATACCCTAAACCACTTAGTAGAATAAAAACAGTATTTCATTGGAGAGAATATCCAGAAGATTTTAAAGAAAAATGGTTTGGATATATTGATGAAGAATTTAAAAAACGTGAAGAAGGTTTTTGGTTTTATAATAAAGGTAAACCTACTTATCTTACTGGCACTCATTATATGTATTTGCAATGGAGTAAGATTGATGTTGGACCACCAGACTTTAGAGAAGCTAATAGATTATTCTTCTTATTTTGGGAAGCTTGTAAAGCAGATACTAGATGTTACGGAATTTGTTATCTTAAAAACCGTAGATCAGGATTCTCTTTTATGGCTTCAGGAGAAGTAATAAATTTAGCAACAATATCTAGTGATTCTAGATATGGAGTCTTATCTAAAACTGGACAAGATGCGAAAAAAATGTTTACAGACAAGGTTGTGCCTATATCAGTAAATTATCCATTCTTTTTTAAACCGATTCAAGATGGTATGGATCGACCTAAAACAGAATTAGCATATAGAGTTCCAGCTTCTAAATTTACTAGAAGAAGTATTGAAGCCGGAAGCGAAATGATAGATTTAGAAGGATTAGATACAACTATTGACTGGAAAAATACAGGAGATAATAGTTATGATGGTGAAAAATTAAAACTCTTAGTTCACGATGAAAGTGGTAAATGGGAAAGACCAAACAATATATTAAATAACTGGAGAGTTACAAAAACTACTCTAAGACTTGGAAGTAGGATTATTGGAAAATGCATGATGGGCAGTACTTCAAATGCATTAGATAAAGGAGGTAGAAATTTTAAAAAACTATATGATGACTCAGATGTTACAAAAAGAAACGCCAATGGACAGACTCGCTCAGGATTATATAGTTTGTTCATACCTATGGAATGGAACTACGAAGGATACATTGATGCTTATGGCATACCTGTATTCGATACCCCAAAACAAAGCGTTAAAGGCCCACATGGAGCCGATATTAAAATTGGGGTAGTAGAGTATTGGGATAATGAAGTTGAAGGTTTAAAAGATGATCAAGATGGTTTAAACGAATTTTATAGACAATTCCCAAGAACCACAAAGCATGCTTTTAGAGATGAATCTAAAGAATCCTTATTTAATCTAACTAAGATATATCAACAAATAGATTATAACGAAGATATTAAAAACTCCTTAAGTGTAACTAAAGGTAGTTTTATGTGGGAAAATAGTGAACAAGATACTAGAGTAGTGTTTGTTCCAAACAAACAGGGTAGATTTTTTGTAAGTTGGGTTCCTGGTGAGTCATTACAAAATAGAAGATTTATTAAAAATGGAGTAAATTATCCTGGTAATGAACATATGGGAGCATTTGGATGTGATCCTTATGATATATCAGGAACAGTAGATAAAAGAGGATCCAATGGTTCTTTACATGGATTAACTAAGTTTTCTATGGAAAACCACCCAGCAAATCATTTCTTTTTAGAATATATAGCTCGACCCCAAACAGCTGAAATATTCTTTGAAGATGTACTTATGGCATGCGTATTTTATGGAATGCCAATATTAGCAGAAAATAATAAACCTAGACTTTTATATTATTTTAAAAGAAGAGGTTAT